CAAGCTTGTTCAAGCAGGTCTCGTTTTTCGTTCTTGACGACGATGGTTCGCAGTCCATAATGCTCTGCTTGACGGTGGACCAGATCTTTAACTCCGGCCCATTCTGCGCGGCCCAGATCTGCATGGACAACGACCAGCTTGCTACGACTGACATGTTGGCGATCAGCCAGTTGGACGACTTCGTCCAGCATCACTTGCGAGTCCTTGCCGCCAGATGAATTGATTACGACAATGTCAAATTTTCTAAGATTTGGTGTCTGCATCTTGGTGCTCCTTATAATGATTGAACGTGCGCTTGTAGCCCTCTCCGTTCAGGTGGTGATCTTTTGGTGGTGGTTGGTGGTTACTACGGTATGTCTCTGTGATATAGCCCCAGAGCTATCGACGCCCTATTCAGGACTGTCACCCCCAGACTTCCACAACTCTCAAATGCGTCAGTGTAAATACATTCGATAGCGAGCCATGATAGGCGGTGACAGCTCTTTTCGCCTTGCTGGCCAGATCCCCACGATGGCTGTTTGAGCACTCAGGGCGTTCTTGGTGCGAGTGCTTCGGGGCGGTGCTACTGGGCGGTTCCTGTATCCGCGCCTCTCATTTTCAACTCAACTACAACATCAACAACAAGGATAATGATATGCATGGTTAATTGTTTTGTCAACTATTTCTTTTTTAGCCCCAAAAGGGGTCCAAGAAAAAGGCCCTTGCCAAACTCTCTCATCATAGTAAACTCCCCATGAAAAAGGAGATTTTATATGCCCAGAAAAGCCGCCCCCACATTGACCCCTGCAATGCTACCGCCAAACGTGCGCGAGTATGTGCCGGACGATCTTGACGACCGTGACCTGCCGCTATGGTATGCGGCCTTTGAAACGGGGCGACATGCCGCTCATGCCGCTACTGAGGCCGTGACGTCACGGCCAAGGCCAAAGCCTGAACGAGTTAGGATTGATCCCCAACTGCCGCCGCCCACGGAACCAGTCCCTGCTAATTATGATGATGACGATGAGGACTCGACATTGGACGCATTACTGGACTATGCAAGGCAACACCGACCGCAGATCGATAGTGCCAAACTGGCCTCTGCGGCCTCTCAGCATGATGAGATGAGTAAGTGGCTAAAAAGTAGGACACTGCCCAGTGGCAGACTGATTGATATGATGCTGGATACTCTGGTAGAGACCAGCGGTAAGTCCATTCTCAGGGCGGCTTAATCCTTAATCATTATATGGACACTGTTAAAACCATATCAACCAGTCTGGATCTGTGCAGGGCGCAGGCCCACAGTATCGGTGCATGGATGGATGAGGATGTCCAGATAGGCAGACGTGGTGGAGGTGCACACACACGCTATACCTTGCGCCTGAGCGGAGATACCCGTGGACCACTACTATCCCCATGGATAGTGATAGAGACGATTCCGGCCCCTGATAAGGGCCGTAACCGGCATGATAGAGACCAGACCCTAAAAACCCTAAATGGCAATGTGCGATAGGCAATATGATGGCTGAACAACAGGTAGCTACAGCGACAGATTATGATAGTAGATGGCAAGCGAGCAGGGACCCCAAGACGGGCAAGATCCTCAAAGGCGCACCCGGTCGTAAGCCGGGTGCCCGTAACCATAGGACCAAGGTCTCAGCCCAGACAAAATTACAGGAGGTTGAGGCAGAGATCGGGCCAATGGACCCACTTGAGGGCATGGCAAGGATTGCGGCTGACATGTCATTAGACGTGCAGGTCAGGCTGACCGCGCTCAAAGAGTTGGCGAGGTATATCTACCCCCAGCGTAAGGCAATTGACATGAGCATTGAGGAGCAACAGGGTGAGCCATCTGCAATGTCTGACACCGATCTCGAGTCGATTATAGAGGGGCATTTTGGGGCAAGCTAAGAGGGGTCAGATTATACTAACGATAATACCTATTATGGTTAGTATGGCAGGGGATTTCTCAGGGGCATATAGGGGTAGGGGGGATACCACATATTCGCGCAATTAGCAGGGGGAGAGGGACATATGGAGGACCCACCCATAGAAATCTCCCATGACTTTTTTCGTTTAGGAGGATATCAGCATGGCACAGTTCACCTTAGACACATGGCCTGAGAGCAGGTGGCCCTCATTTTCGTTTGATGAGATGGCCTGTCGAGAGACGGGGCAGTGTGTTATAGACGAAGACATGATGGACCGCTTGCAGGACTTACGGGAGCGGTTAGGCAAACCGGTGCGGATCACTTCTGGATACCGATCACCTGAGCATTACATAGAAGCTGCCAAGGCTAAGCCCGGAGCCCATGCAACGGGATGTGCTGTTGACATTAGCTGTTCTGGTGATTCGTTTGAGGTTTTGCGGTTGGCACTGGAGTTGGGCTTTACGGGGATAGGAGTCTCTCAGAACGGCGATCATCGGCAGCGGTTCTTGCATTTGGACACTATTCAGGCCGAGGAGTTTCATGTTCCACGACCGGCCCTCTGGTCATATTAGCCACAATGGCTGCGACAGGCAGTTTTACTTTCGGAGGCAAGAGGTGACAGTTCTGGGGGGCCTGTCTTTTGTGCTGGCCCTGACTATGGGAGCGGGAGCAAGCTTGCCTTTGTTTTTCGATTTGCCCTCGTTCATGATTGTTTTTACGGGAGTGCTTGCAACGCTTTTGCTGTCGGGAGCATCTGTGCCGGAAATGGTGCTGGCCCCTTTTCGCTGGGATTCTTATAACCCCAAGGCTGCTGGCGCATGGAGGACGGCGGGTGTGGCATCGTTGGTATGGGGAACCATAGGCACATTGCTGGGTGTGATTATTATGCTGGATAATGTAGGGAAGATTAATTCTTCCCTTATTAGCAAAGGCATGGCCATTGGCTTGCTGACGCAATTGTATGGGATTTTGGGATTTGTGATTGCGTATGCTGCACGGCGGCGTATGGAGGATGTGTGAGTCTGGGAGCGCATGAAGCAGCGCAGGTTTTACTGGAACGGCGACAGGCCCGTGAGCAGTTATTGCCATTTGTGACGCTGACGAAGCCGGACTTTGAGATAGGCCGTCACCATGAAATGATCTCTCAATGCTTGGAGCGGGTAGAATCGGGAGAGATTGTCCGGCAGATGATATTTACCCCACCTCGTCATACCAAATCGGAATTAGCTACAAGGCGGTTTCCTGCATGGTATCTGGGACGCCGTCCTGACGCTCAGGTCATATCAGCTTCTTATAACTCGGAACTGGCGTCTGACTTTGGACGTGAGGTACGTAATCTGATAAACACTCCAGTCTACGCACAGATATTCCCCGGCGTGGGATTGTCGGAAGATTCTCAAGCTGCAAATCGGTGGCATCTGAAATCAGGGGGTCAGTATATAGCAGCAGGGGTGGGGACTGCGATTACGGGACGGGGAGCGCATCTGATTATTGTGGATGATCCCATTAAGGATCGACAGGAAGCTGATTCGGAAACGGTGCGACAGCGTATTTGGGATTGGTATCGGTCGGTATTGTATACACGTTTGATGCCGGGGGGATCGATTGTGCTGATCCAAACCCGTTGGCATGACGACGATCTGGCAGGGCGATTACTGGCTGAGGCGGGGGGAGGCGGGGACCAGTGGGAAGTTGTTGAATTGCCAGCACTGGCACGGGACAACGATCCACTGGGCCGTATGAAGGGGGAGGCTCTGTGGCCGGAATGGTATCCTGAAGATCGATTAATCCAAATTAAATCTGTGATTGGTTCTCGTGACTGGAGTGCTTTATACCAGCAGGAACCACAGGCCGAAGAAGGAGGATTCTTTCTGGCCGATTGGTTCAAGACAGTGTCGGAACCCCCGGAGGGCTTACGGATTTATGGGGCCAGTGATTACGCGACCAAGGATGGTGAAGGGGACTGGACGGTGCATGGCATTTGTGGAGTAGACGAGCAGGACAATATGTATATGCTGGACATGTGGCGCGGGCAGACGACCAGCGATGTGTGGGTGGAATCATTTCTGGATCTGGTAGACCGCTGGAAGCCGTTGCAGTGGGCTGAGGAAGCTGGGCAGATCCGGGCAAGCCTTGATCCGTATATCACTACTCGTCAGCGTGAACGCCGGTCGTATTGTGTGCGCACACCGTTTACGTCTCGATTTGATAAGCGTAGTCGGGCACGAGCCATACAGGCCCGTATGAGTGCGGGCAAGGTGTTTTTTGTGCGCAATGCGCCATGGCTGGAAGAGTTGCGATTGGAGATGTTGCGGTTTGATGCCGGACGCCATGACGATCAGGTGGATGTAATGTCATTGCTGGGCCGGATGCTGGAAGACATGCAGGGTGCAGGACAGCTGAAGAACTGGGCTCCGAGTCGTCATATTCGGCGCGTAAAACAACAAAAGGAGGCGGTATAGTATGAGAGCAACTTTTGAAAATCGGGGTAATAGCGAATGGTTGCCTTTTGATATTGATCTTGGCGTTAACCTTGAGGAGATGGAAGGGGCGGTTGCGCTGGACGGACTGGACGGAGCATTGGTGGGAGCGGGGAACCAGTATACAAAACGACCTTTACTGGTTTACAGTGCACAAAAGATTGTAGCGATTTTAATGGAGCGGGACGGAATGACGGATGAAGAGGCGTGGGAATTCTTTTCCCATAACATTGAAGGGCTATGGGCGGGGGAAGGGACTCCCATCATTATCCATGACGTTGTGTTTGATTCATGAGGATTCGCAAGGTGCCTACGGGCGAATTTGATGCAGACGGTGATGGGGACCCGCAAACAGTTACGTGGATTACGGTAACTCGACGTGAGGCATTGGCCATTATACAGGCATTGGCCGGACAGATGGGTACCCGGCGCGGGTCTGATCGCATTGAGCATCGATTGCTCAACGGGGATTATGCAACCATAGAAGTGGATAACGAAAATGAGGTTGTCGAGTGAATATCAATGTAAAAGTGGAAAAGTGGCGAGAACCGACCCTTGTTGAGATTGATGAAGGAGAAGGCCCCGTATTGTATACTCGCGTATGGATGGGGATGGTGCCGCCAAAGGGATTGGAACCGGGGTATGCGTGTGTTGTGGGGGAAGTGTATGATGACGATCCGCGGCAGAAGCCGCGCCCTAAGATTTTATTGGACGAAGCGCAGGCCCTCAACCCGGACGATTGGTCAAAGGATGTGGTCGAATCGTATCATGATTCGTTTTTTACTGACATTGAGGGAGACAATGGTATCATATCTGCCTCTAAGTCATCGAATCCCACTATGCACGACCTGCGCATAGCGGCGGTGGCCCTGAAGGATATCTATAAGATCGAAATGGGGATAACGCTCCCTCATCAGCCCCCTTTTACGGCTTTTTTACGGGCAACAGAGGGCTTGTGTCTGTATGATAGCGGGATTGATCCTGAGCAATACAAGCAGTGGTTCCCCACGTTTCAGTCGGTTGATAACTGTATGGCCATTATGGACGAGGTGCCAATGGGTGATGACGAAGAATACGGGCGGCAGCTTGTAGAGACGTTGCTGGCCCGCAATGAATTGTCCATTAATGATCATTGTAAGCTGTTCCAGAATTCACATCTTGCCCATCCAGTGCGGGCCGTGGGTCTGGTGTGCAGTGCGATGCAGGTATGGGACTGGAGTTTTATGATCCGGGACGTGGAAATGGGAGATGGGTATGATGAGATGATTGCCGATGAAGATCTGGAGGAGGCAAAGGCAGAATCGGACGCTGAAGACGCTGTGCGTTTATGGCAGGCTGGGATGGATACAGGGTTTTCAGATCAGGAAAAAAAGCAATTGGAAAAATCGTTATATGCTGCTTGAAAAAAGTCAGTTGACAAAGAAAAACGGCTTACTACACTTCCAGTAAGTGCCAGAGGAAGGCTCAATTAAGGGAGATAAGATTACGGCTCGCGCCGCTGAGTTTAATCGAACGGCGTGATGCTGTTGCAGCTAACTATGAGACTACCGAAGAAGACACAGTCAGTTTACAAGAAAAAGCCGGGGACGCTGAAGCGTAAGCCGTCTCCCAAGCCAAAGCGACAACCTAAGAGAACGCGAAAGAGCTTGTACTAAATGGCGCAATACGACGAACCGCAAACCAAAGACGATTACGCAGATAAGTGTAATACACGCTTGCGTGATGGCGTGAATGAGGCATCGGAATGGGCTACGGAAGCTCGCCGGGCGTGGTCATATTACGCTTCACGGCAGTATCAGAATGTTTCTGATTCTGAACGCCTGCGCATGATGCCCATTGTGGCCAATGTTATCCGCAGAGACATTGATCAGATGGTCAATCGGGTCTTGGAAGCAGCTCCCGTAATTAATCCGGTGGGCCGCTTTGGAGAAGACACTGAATATGCTCGTATGATGGTTGACCTGCTTCAGTATACCCGTGACACCGAAGAGAATTTTCATAACGATCTTGAGGATGCGGTTCAGGATTTCTTCTTTACGGGCGAGGGCATCCTGTTTGAGGGTTGGAATCAAGATGCGGAACAGGGTATGGGGGCTCCTGAAGCACGATGGGTTGATCCTCGGTTTCTGATTTGGGATGCTGCGGCTCGCAACTGGCAGCGAGATGATGCGGATTACATGATTCACTTTGAACCTAAGAAAGTGGACACAATTGAAGAGCTATATGGGCTGTCGGACGTTCAGGCAGACTATCCCGGATTTTTTACGGGCAGCGAAGATGTCGCTCGCGGGGGCAGGGAGTATGGAGTAGCGCGAGGCGATCCGGGCAATAAGGGCAGTTCAGTAGGATCGTCTGAAGACATGGCGTATGTCAAAACGATGTATGAAAAGATATACCGTCAGAAGTCTCGATATACCCTTGCAAATGGAGAAAATGCTACGATCCCGGACGCCGAGGGCGGGTCCCGAGATATTACTGATGACGACTTTGAGTTATTGCCTCCAGAACGACAGGCAGAGCTTACTAAAGTCAAAGGGCGAGTGGCAGAGCTGTATGAGACTATTGTTGTAAATGATCAGACAGTCAGTCGCGAATTGAGCATATATGATGTAAGCAATGGTGGACACGGAGAGTATCCGTTCGCCTTTTTCTCTTATGTGCGGATTCGTGATCGTTCCCACAGTAAGGGGGAAATTGATTATCTGGTAGGAATGCAGGACCTAATCAATCGAACGCTGGCACGGTGGTTGGAGCAGATGATGATCGCCGGGTCTAATTACGTGGTGTCTCCAAAAGGGTCGCTGCCTCGTGAAGATGAGGAAAAGCTGAAGAACATTGGCCGTTATCCGCTTCAGATCTTTCGGCCTTACCCCGGCTTTGCAGGACCGCAGGTGGACGGAGGACGCTCCACAGGGGCCGATTTGTTCCAAAGCGGCTATCAACTGCTATCGACGATTAAAGACCGTGTAAGTGGCGTATATGACGTTCAGAGAGGCAGTATGCCGTATGCAACGTCTGGTATTGGCATTCAGTCGCTGCAATCGGCTACAGATTTATTGACAACTATGCCGCGCAGGCATTTGGAGTCCGGTCTTAAAAGGGCAACTATCCTGCGTATGAAAAATATTCTGCAATTTATGCGAGGGTCACGGGTCATTGAGATCATCGATCAAAAAGACAAGAAGGAACGCACGTTGTTTGTGGGGAATTCCATGGCTGAAATAGCGGCTGAATATGGATTACAGCCGTCAGTAGATCAGGCAACAGGTGTGCCGATGGTAGATCCTGCTACAGGGGAACCGCTAATGCTGGTCAACCCCAATACGCAGGAAGAAGCCGATGTCATGGTTCTGAACGAGGATACGGCTCCTCAGTTTGATATGCGCCGGGTACGTTTGGAACTGGACACAGAACGAGATCGCTCACGTCAGGAACGGATGGAATTTGCGCAGATGATGTTGCAGGCCATTGGCCCATCGGCTGCTACTTGGGCATTAGAACTAATGGATGCGCCTAACAAGGAAGTGTTAATCGAGTCGATGGAACGCTCTGATTCGGGGGCTCAGCTACTGGCTCAGTTTGAGGAAATGGCCAAAGGTCTTGGCATGGATGATCCGCAACAGCTTATCCAGTCTGTGATGCAACAGTTGCAAATGCAGGCGCAAATGGCACAACAACAACCAGAGGCACCTCCGGGTGGGGCACCTCCGGGTGGGCCAATGGGTCCCCCGCCTGCTGGACCTCCTGCTGGCCCGCCGATGGGCCCGCCTGTTGCAGAAGAAATGCCTCTTCCCGGAGGGAATGGGATGCCTCCAATACCTCCGGCTCCTGAAGGGATGCCTCCTGTATAGAAGGGATATTTATGGAATTCGATAAGGGTCAAGTAATAGCAGTAGATAGCGAACTGGAAGGGCTGTATGAAGAAGAATTTCCAGAAGCGGAGCAGACTTTTAAAGTCGCCCTTCAGGCGGTGGTTCAGTCTTTACCGTATGACCTCACGTTAGATCCTACGTTGGTAGGAGAGGCAGCAGATAGGACTAAGGATCGTGGACTTGTAGAGATGTTTGCTGGAGGGGAAGATAGGAGGCGGTGGAAGGTTGTACTCAACTGGAGCCCCCATTGGAATGGCAAGCTCCCTCCCGGTTATATGTGGGTTATGTACCGAGAGACAGAAGTCGCCATTCTTGGTCCATGGGCTACTATTCGCACTTGTTGGCATTGCGGCTTGAAAGGATGGGCCAGTAAGGAGCGTAAGATTGGTTGCTGCTTGCCTCATTATCCTTGCCCGCATTGCAAGGAGCGGGATTGGTTTGGGCGTATTGTGACGCCTGAAGACTTTGAACGTGATATGGCAGAGTATATCGCCAGAGATAGCAATAAAGATGATATGTATGACGTTTTTAAACCTAAAGTGGGTGTAAAGACACCTGCTGAACCGGACCACAGCACTGGTCAGACCAATGAAAACCCCGCTACCGATGCGGGCACTTTTGCGGCTTGATTAGGCAATTGTCCAAGAAGGAGTAAACAATGTCTGAAGCGGTCCAGTATCCAGATGCGTCCGTGGAGCAACCTGCAAGTGAGGACTCTGCAAAGGACCAACAGCTGCCCGATACGATTCAGATTGATGGAGAGGACATAAATCTCCAAGACGCTATTGCGGATCATAAAAACCGGAAGGAGTGGCAGAAGGCTCAGACACAGCGTGATCAGGAAATTTCTGCGCAACGAAAGGAAGTTAACGAATTGCTCAGTAAAGTGATTGATCAGGTTGGTAATGGTTCCCAGTCGGAAAAAGCAGTGCAGGAAGTGGCGTCAAACTTTGACGTTGATGCGCGGATTGCAGAAATGCCTGATCCGCTCGAAGACGAAAAAGGTTACAAAGCCGCCATGGCTGGATTGCTTAAAGAGTATGGGGATTCGATTAAGTCTGAGATTCAGCAAACCACTTCATCCATAAAAGATGATACCTCGAAGGAAATAGCGAATCAATCGCAAAAAGATCGCATTGTGCAAGACAACCTGCGCATGGTACGCGACTACGTTGCGAAAAAATTCGGAGACAGTGTCTCTGAATCGGATACAGACGAAGTGATTCGGCGCGTGGGTCAGAAGTGGGGGACCGAGTATGGTACAGAGGATTCGTCCGGGGCGTTTCGGTTTAACGAAAAGGCCGTGGAAGAATCGATCTGGCAGGTACCTTCGCTGAGAACGCAACTCATCGCCAGTGAAACTAATGAGGCTCGCAAGGAAGGACTCACAGGGCGTGAGCGCGGGCAGCAAGGTCTGACTCCGAGCAATCGTGCGGCCTCAAGGCCGGGACAGGGCGCACCAATCGGTGATAAGATCGATTGGCTTAATTCGCTTAACGAGAATGAGATGCAGCGAGCTGTTCGGTCTATGGGTGCCGATGAAAGAAACCAGATGCTAAAGTCGCTCTATGAGCGGGGCTAAAGCACAACTCATGTAGGGAATTCTTATGGCAATAACTAATTTTACAACTGGAACGGGAACACATGTGTCCTTAGATCAGACACTGGTTAACATCTTGTTCTCGCAAAAGTTGCACGTTGAAACTCAGGCTGAGCTGTTTTTTAACCAGCGTGGTCTGATGAAAAAAGAAGATGGTGGGGAGGATACCTTTGAACGAAGGGCAGACTCTCCTATCGTTGTGAAGGATGAGTTTGGCAAAGAGCGAGGGCAGCGTATCCGTCTTGCTCTTCGCAAGCAATTGACTACTGGTATTGGACTGGCAGATCGTGATCATGCCAGTAATGGACTTGCGGCTGCGAACTTTGGTGCTACGACTATGATCGACACCGAAGAGTCTATGAACCTCTACGACTTAGAGGTCGTAGTTGAACTCATGAAACACGCCGTTGGGTTCGCATCTCCTGAACTTCAGGACTTGCGTACTCCATTTAAAATGGAGCAGGAAGCCGCAGCGGCTTTACGTGATTGGCTGACTGCTCAGTATGAGGAATCAATACTGGATGCTCATTATGATGGCCATGCGGCTCATGTGATTCGAGCCACGTATAAATCTGCCTCAGCACACCCTCGTGTTATTTGGAGTAATGATGCAACTGCGCAGGGAGACATTAGTAATAATGACCTTCTGTCTGCTGCTGACTTACGTAAGGTGTATGAGAACATGCGCGTCAACAACGTCAATCCGATCCGTGTAGACGGAAAAGAGATGTATGTGTTGTTGGCACATGTGTATTCGATTAGTGATTTGATGAATGATGCAGATATTAAGAATACCTATCAGAATGCGTTTACACGCACTGCTGGTGGTTCTGACAATCCACTGTTCTCACGAGCGGAAATTATATTTGAGGGCATCGCTGTCCATGAGTATAATCGAACTCGCAGACCTGCAACGGGTACTAATGCAGCCAGTACGATGCGTAATATCGTGATGGGTGCCGATGCTGTTATCTGCGGCAATGCTTCTGAGCCTCGTCTTGTGCGACGCAAAGAGGATGCCTATGAAGACAAGTATGGGGTTGGCATCAAGCAGATTTTTGGATGCTCTCGTGCTGACTTTACTGCGGAGGACGACAATACAACGCTTAATCAGTCATCTGCTGAATTGATGAACTGGAGTGTTGCGTAAGATTAAAAATGGGGGGGGCCCAGATTGGCCCTTCCCATTCCTTTACAATAAGGAGATAAGGCAAATGGCTTCTATTTTTGTGGAGTATGTAACAGATAAAGACAGCCCCGGATACTCTGAAGGTCCATTGGGTCTTCAGGTTGGCAATTATGGGACTTTGGATTTTATGCCGAAAGAGAGGTATCAAAATCGGCGCGTAGAGGAACTGACAACGGAAGAGGCCGCAGTAAATTTGGTTAATCGATTTCGTCGTCAAGGTCTTTTTCGCATTTGTAAAGACCTGATGGCATCACAGGACCTTAGTAACATTGAGGACTTTGTGCGGTTGAAGGTGGCTCCTTTGGTGGAGCGGATTGAATCATTGGAAGAGCAAATAGCCCTGATGAAAAAAAGCAAAAGGACTGCTAAATAGTGGCACTTACGTGGAGTGAATATAAGAGCCGTATCGCAGATCGAGCGCATAAGGATTTATCGGTTGCAGAGGAAGATTCTGATGTGACGCGCTGGGCGAAAGCGGGCATTGAACTGGTTGAGTCGGAAGACAGCTGGTCATGGTTGTACAAGGATTTCACCATTACAATGGTTGCAGATACGTATGCTTATGATTGGCCTACGGGACTTGAAAAATTTGACGCCAATACATTCCGCTATGGGGGCAGTGGTAGTTATCTGAGTTATGCACGACGAGTTGAAAATATTGACAATTACTTAGGGCCTCACTGGCGTGACTCCAGTGGGACTACGGGGACGCCAAAACATTTTGCAGATTTTGGCAGGCAAATCTGGATTGCCCCTAAGCCGAATGCGGCATTTATAACCAGTAATCCGACATTATATCTGTATGGATACACTACCGATCTTACAGTAGTTGAGGGCTCTCCTGTAGATGCGACCGTGCTGCTGATCCCGTTCAGGGCGGCGAATGCGTATGTCGAGGCGGCATTAATGGTGGGCTTGCAGCAGGAAGACGATCCTGACTGGAGGTCGTATCAGCAAATCTTTGAATCAAACATACAACGCCTGCGTGGCTTTGATGTTTCTGTGGCATCGACGGACGAAGTCCTTTTACCAGAGTTTGCACAATACATGGAGTATTGATGGCTGATACTACCGATATCGCCCTTGAGGCGGTAACGATTACGAACAACCTGAGCAGCGATACGCAACGGGCTGCTTTTGAGGACACATATAAGGGCAGTCAGACCCTCGTCAAAACTGACGAGTCGCAGGTGGTATTCAGGACTGAAGTGGGATGGAGTAAAATGGTATGGGGCGGTGTTCTGCCCACGCTGACAACAACAGAGCGTAATGCACTTAGCAGTCCATCTAACGGGATGCTCATTTATAATTCAACAACTCACAAAGCGCAGGTTCGCGCCAATGGGGCATGGGCTGATCTACACTAATGGCTAAGCAACGTAATCGCTACCGGTTCCCAACAAGAAAAGGTTTTTTGGGCGAGAATAATGTTGATGCCGAGACGGAGGATATGTTCAGTACGGGATCTTTGTCTCTCCTGCGTAATTATCATATTGATGGCCACGGTGCTTTACTGAAGAGGCAGGGGTGGGAACACTATACGACCAATGCGATAGATGGGAGTAATGCGGTTCAAGGCTTGGGGTTTATGGATTTTGGGACACCCTACCTGATAGGCGTTGCGGGGGATAAAGTAAAAAAGCTTGTAGAGGGGTCTCCTGCCACATGGACAGATATAACTGGGTCTGCGACAATCAGCAGTGGGCAGGATTACGTCAATCGATTTACCACGTTCCATGATGGGACTAATGGCAACATAATCGGCACAGATGGAACCAGTAATCCGTGGAAGTGGAATGGGACGGGGAATATAGCGACGCTGGCCCTGACGCGAGCTAATGACATACAGGCATTCAAGACTCACTTGTTTGCAATTAACACCCCGGATCGCCCCACTGCTATTCGGTATTCAGACACGGGCGATCCTACAACATGGCCTGCGGACAATGTCTTTGATGCGACCAGAGACAGTATAGGCGTAGGATTAAGCTTGCATTCAGCAGAAACGCTGTTGGCGTTTTATGAGAATTCTATTTATCGCATCAATTTCGATTACGGGGGCGCAGGTGCGTTAACGTCTTTTTTCACGAGTCAGCTTGTGGATGGCTCAGTGGGGTGTGCTGCCAGAGGGTCCATCGTGACGTCACGGGGGCGTACTTACTTTGCTGGACAGCAAGGAATTTATGTTGTTGGAGATCCTGCTCAGCCAGCACGTTATATCAGCAGGCCCATTGAAGGTCTTTGGTCTACGATCAATAAGTCTCGCTTGAAGAATATTTACGCATTTGAGCGCGGCGAGCCATGGAATGAGATTGTATTCTTGGTGTCATCGGGAGCGACAACTCAGCATGATGTGGCTCTGGTTTATAATACTGACATTGCAGATTATGCAGGCGTGGAAAATGCATGGTCGATTTTTACGGCTTCTGGCAGCAACCAACGGTTTAACGTGGGGGTTAACTACATCCATTCAGGTGGACAACATCATACGATACTGGGTAAGTATGATTCCAAGATTGCCAAGGCGTGGGGTAGTGACAGAAACAGGACAACTTTTGCTGATAATGCTGCTGCTATCGTTTCAATCTGTCAAACCGGCTTTATCGACATGGGCTATGAAGGCGTTAAAAGTATTCGTGAAGCATGGCTCGATTTAAGTGTCCAGTCAAAGCATACGTTCAACGTGAAGGTGGAGGGCGTAGAGCAAAGATTATCGGCCACTTCTGTCCTTGACATAGGGTCGGATGTAGGAACGCTGGATTATGATTTTACATTAAACACGTCAATTCTTGCAGCGGGATCAATCGCGCAAGCACGATTCAAGTTGACAGGCAACAGTCGTTATTTCCGCTTCCGCTTGGAAGAAAGCGACACAACAAAACCACAACGCATAGAGTCGATGCATTTCTTGTATGTGCCTAAAGGCATGAGGATTCGATAATTATGGTTACAAAAAGTAATGTTGTTTCGGCTACAAATAATAAGACTACAAGTAGCAACCTTGGTGGACAGAAACGTAAGGCACGAGATGCTTTCAATCTTGCACTTGATGAAGGGCAGGATTTTAGAACGGCATTGACTGCGTGGAGGGATGCAGGGGGAGAGCTGAGTCAAGGGGGACAACGCTTCTTGGGACAAAGCCCTCGTGCAGCTGAGGAAACGGGAATTGGAAGCATCGATCAGTTAGGATTGGGGCCGGAAACGCAAGACTACGTGTCTCAGGCATATCAGCATTATGCGAGGCCATATACGCAAGAATTTGAAGAGCTGGGTAAGGCAACGAAGAAAGAAGCCTTGCAAAAAGGACTGTATCTGTCTGGAGATTATGGTCGTGCTATCGGGGAAAACATTGAAGACTACAGTCGTAAAGTGGCTGAAAATGTAGTCCTTCCGCTGGCGCGTGAGGGAATGCAGATGGGATATCAGGCCGCAGAGTTGGGTCTCCAGCGAGAACAATTAGGTGAAGAAACTCGACAGTTTGATATACAATTAGGCGAAGAAACCCGACAGTTTGATGTGGGTACACGTCAGCAACAGCAGCAATTCATGACAACTGTAACGGGGCGGGTTAGAGGCCCGATGATTGCGCAAAACTTTGGTGTTACAGATGAGATGATTGAAGGGCTATTTGATAATAATGGGGATATTACTGATACAGATAGATGGCTTACGGCGGCTTCTGCAATTACCGAGGCGGCGAACGAGCAAGGCGTATACCTGACAAATGAAATGGGAGAGCGGCTGTTAAGAGGTGAAGAAGTGGATGTCACTGGTGCGCCAACATTGGACAGGGATCGATTGACGACACAAAGGGAGCAATTCACCGATCAGCTTGCGCAGAATTTAACGCTTTCAGATGCGGATCGCGATGAAAAAACGCGGCAATTCAATGTCAGTACGATGCGTCGTCAGGTGGAGTATGTTACTGACGTGACGGGTAAGTATGGAGTGGGGACGGTCAGCGGAGAATTGTTGGGACTTGATGTATCTCAACTGTGGGATGAGGATGGCAATATTACGAGTGTAGATTTGTATCTGCAAATGGCAGATGATTTTGTGGGGGTTATGGAGGCAGCGGGGATTGAATTATCTGATAACGATATTGACTCCATTCTTAGGGGTAAAACGATCACAGTGTCAGGGGCATTGACACTGCAAGGGCGTCAGGCAGCGTCAGCGGAAGCGGCAGGTTTACATGCTCGCCGTATGGAAATTGCTAATCTTGCTCTGGAACAAGAAAGTCAAGATTTGGATGAGGCATTAGCGCGGGCAAGGGAGTCGGGAACGTATGTAGACCCAGTGACGGGGGAGACAGTAGAGACTTTAGAGAAGCAACGCCTTGATTTAGATGAAACGGCGCGGATGATGGAGTTAACGGGAGATGCGGATGGGAAGGATGAAGATGGTAATTGGATCTCTTCATTGGCTGCTACTTATCAAGCGGAGCAAATAAAATGGCAAGATGCAAGTGAAAAATTGGATGCTGCCATTAAGCGAGCAGAGCAATCTGGGGACTTTGTTGACCCTGATACCCAGCAAACAGTAGAGACATTGAAGAAGCAGTTGCAGGATACTAATAAGAGGCATCAAGAGGCTTCGCTGAATCTTGAGCAAGAAAAGGAATATGCTCGACAGCGAGAGACCTTCGCACAGTTGACGGGCCAATACAAGCCCGGAGAAGTATCGTTGGAGATGATGGGGTTCCAAGAGGACTTATTGTATGATGCCGATGGCAATGTGGACATGGATTATTTCTTTGAAATTGCTGACGATTTTAATGACACTGCAAAAAAAATGTTGGGGAGGGAACCCACTCCAACTGAAATAGCAGCAATGTTACGTGGCGAAAAAATTTCAATGGGTGATCCCATTGACACATTGGCGAAGATGGCTCAGGACGCGGGGATTACGGGGGTCTACGGCGAGGACAAGACTAAGACCTTGGATGCTGTTATCCAATATGCCCAACTTACGGGATACCTTGGGGATGGTGACGATCAAAAAAAGACATTGGCTGGCAATCGAGCGGAACTCGACAAGAAGATAGATTTGCGTGTTCAATCGCTTAATGAGCAGGCTGAGTCATTCCGGCAGAACATGGATTTGGCTCGTGAAAAAGGATATTGGGAACTTGGGGAAAATGGGATCGTAACAGCAAGTGAAATGGGAATTGATACGCGATATACTTCAACCATGACAGATAAGGACGATATACTGGCCACGTATGAAGCGCGGCGACTGAAAGAAGTGTATCGCGAGATGGCAGGGGAGGACCTGTCAGATCCTGATGTGGTATCCATGTTAAAAGGTAATGGAAAATCGGTGACGTCACCGATTCGTATCCAGACAGTAGCCGCTCGCGCTGAGGCCAATCGAGCCTTGATAGAGGTGGGTAACTTAATGGGGACTCTTGGCGAGATGAAGACGGCGGCGGCTCATCAGTTTGAAGAGAACTTAAAAGAGCAAGGTAAATTAACTACGGCTGAGGTTGCACGGATTTCTGCTGACATGGCTCGCGCCGATAAAGAGTTGGAAGGTCAGCTTGTGCAATGGGCTTCGCAGACTAACATCGACATTGCTCAGATCACAGGCCAGTTTGGTATTGATAATGAGATCACAGCGGCAGATCTGGGGGTAGTAACGAAGACTGCTGAAGAATATGATTCCATAGATGAGTTTATGCGGGATGTAGATCGCAACACACCTGCATTGCGGACAGCATTTAATACCACATTTGGCCGTGATCCTTCAGGCGATGAGCTAAGCAGGTTAATGCAAGGGGAAACCTTGGCAGTCGATACAACGCCAACATTGGCAGCACGTCAACTCGCTCAGTTGATTAGTGCCCAATCAATGGAGTCGGCCAATGATATGTTCAAGTTTACTCAAGAGTATGATTTGGACATTAAAGAGTTTAATGAAATGGAAGAACATGCAGACTTAGAACATGGTCGTCTGATGAAAGAGATGGCAAATCAGCATGAATTAGATCGAATGGATTTTGCTCTTGCGCGATCAGACTTAGAGGCAAAACACACTGGCCAATGGCAAATGACTGGAAAGATTACGGCGGCAGATTTAGGATTCACCATTGAGGTGGCAGCTTTAGAAGCGATGCCACAGGATGATTTGTTGAAGTATGCGGAATCAATGATATCAACTTATGAGGCTGTGCAAGGGGAGGAGTTCCCCGGTAAGTCCCAGTCCGGGAAATTAGGTAAGGCTTTTGAGATGCTACGCGGCGAGTCTTCTATTACGGTGGAGGCTCAGTGGACGCAAGATGCCAGAGAAACGGCGCGAGAGTATGGTATGAATGAGCGGTCATTTGTAGAGGCAACGAATCAGTTCAACAGGACTTTTTTAGAAAGTAATAGGCAGAATTACCTGCAAATGACAGGTATGGGTACGGACCCAGATGGGGTTGAAGTGATGACGCAGGGGTATCGGGCTTGGCTTGAAGCACAAAAAGATATAAAAAAGGTAGAGTCTCGTCGAGACAACTTGTATAAAGCTATGAAAGAGCAATTGGTGAAAGATAGTGTGAAAGGCAACGCGGACCCGTGGAAGTTATATGTGCAGGCGTGGCGTTCGCCTACCACTGGCGAAAAGGCTTTTACCAGAGACCATGCCACCGGTGATGAAATATGGGGTTCAAACGAATTACGAGCTGAGATGGTGGCTGAGTTTCAAAATCTGACAATACCTGAGCAGATTGGAGCTCTTTCAGATATGTTTGAACAAGCATACGGCTGGCCCCCCCATCGGCAAGACATTGCGGAGATGTTTATAGGGGGTCAACGACCATATGGTCATAATGGTGCGATCCTCAATAAGGCCATCGCGATCAGGGGCGACGCCAATGTGGAGGACATTGAGAAAATGATGAAAATATTGAGCAACCAAGTTTACGATACTGAAAAGAAAATGTCAGGATGGGAGACGGCTGGACGCATTGGAGGCCAACTTCTCTCG